TTTAATGAAATGGTAGCAATTCAGACTCATGATGGTTTATATGATGAAGGTAATAAAAAATACCTATCTACATATTTACCCGAACAAAAACCTAGAACTTGCCTCCCTTACATCCTCCACCAGGCCGATTTAATGGCCTCTCGTATTGAATTTGAAAATGAGTGGCTTGTTAAATTAAATAATGGTGAGACTAAAAAAGGTAATTTTAGTGCTTCTAAAGCCCCAGCTAATACAGATAAAAAACAACCTATTAAACAAAAAGCTTTAGCTAGTGTTAAAAGTGAAGGTTTAAAAGGATTAATGGATGACTTTTTTTCATAATATGGTTTTAATTTTATTGAATATTGCTACTATATTAGTTTGTGTGTTTATATATACAACTGTTAATCTTTTAAAGAAAAATGAACAATTAGAAGATGTTATTTCATCTCAACAACAATATGTTGATAAATTAAGTGAAACTATAACTCACTGTGATAATCATATTAAAGAAATTGATGAAAAAGGTACTTTTAGTTCTGATGATGAAATTGGATGGTTTTTTCAAGAAATTAAAAATATGTCTAATATATTAGAAAAATTTATAATTAATAAATGAAAAAAAAATCAATACCCTATTTTACTAAAGATACTGAAGCCGCTATTGTTGAATATAATGGATCTATAGATTTCGAACATCGTTCCAAGTTATATAATGATAGAATATATCGTTCGTTTTTTAAATTAACTGAAAATATTATTCACACCTTTAAGTTTTATCATACTGAGGTAGAAAATATCCAAGATTTACAACACGAGGTTATTATATTTCTAACATCTAAAATACATTTATTTAACCCTGAAAAAGGAGCTAAAGCATATTCTTATTTTGGAACAATTGCTAAGCGTTATCTTATATTTCATAATACTAAAAACTACAAGAAAAAAATTGAGCATTTAGATATTGAAACATTTAAAAACGATGATGAAAGCCATTCAGTAGCTAATAAATCATTATATTATACTCCTGAGGTATTTGAGGGTGAAGGAAATAATGGTGATAGACTCTCTAATTTTATGGATAAGTATTTAATATATTGTAATGAAAATTTATATACTATATTTCCTAAAACCGAGGATGCACAAGTTGCTGATGCTGTTTTAGAATTATTCCGTAAACGTGAAAATTTAGACATTTTTAATAAAAAAGCATTATATATCTATATTCGTGAAATGGTAGATATAAAAACATCCCATATTACTAAAGTTTCTAAAAAATTACATTCTATATTTAAAAACGGTTATACTTTTTATTTAGAAAACGGGTACGTAAAATTTTAATTAATTTTATATTTATAATATATATTTATTATGTCTAATTTTGATATTAAAGTTTTTGGTAAAAAATCATTCTCCAACTTAATGGAGGAGATATATAATAACTCCAAAAAGAAAGAACAACAAGTATCTGCTTTAATAGCTGAGTTAAAACCTCTTATAAACGATATTGGCGATGCTACTCTAATTGTTCCTTTAATTAAGGAATATATGGAAATTGGGGTTAAAAATGATGAACATCTAATCAAACTAGCCGCTATTATTCAGCGTGCTATGCAAAATAGTACTAATAATAGTAATGGTTCATTATCTATTAGTGATGATGAGAAAAAACAGCTATTAGATGAAATAAATAAAATTCAAAATCCTGAAAAATAATGAACTACCGTCCCGCAGTAGTAATTGATATTGTTTTAAATGAAAACAGTAAGTATTTTAATACTGTAGGCGGGTATAATGGAATTGGAACCCTTGCTTATAAAGAAATTAAAAATAACAAATATGGTGCTTTAGGATTTGCTAAACCATATTTTTCAAATTTATCCAATTACCCATTAATTAATGAATTAATTTATATTTTCTTATTACCTAATCCCGATACTCAAAATAATGTCAATAGGGAAAGTGCATATTATATTTCACCTATAAATGTTTGGAATAGCCCTCATCACAATGCTATTCCTAATATATTTTCTGATACTGACATTCCCGATTCACAAAAACAAGATTACCAACAAACTGAATTAGGAGCCGTTAGACGAGTAAGTGATGGTTCTACTGGGATTAATTTAGGAAATACATTTACTGAAAAATCAAATATTAAACCCTTAACTAAATATGAGGGTGATGTAATACTTGAAGGAAGATTTGGTAGTTCAATTAGATTTGGTTCAACCGTTATAAGTGGATCGTTTTATAATAATTGGTCTAAAGAAGGTATAAATGGTGATCCTATTGTTATTATACGTAATGGTCAACCAAATAATGCTGGGTCTGTTGGATTTTTACCTATAGAGGAAAATATTAATAGAGATCCTTCATCTATTTATTTAACAACAACACAAAAATTACCCGATTTAGATGGATTTGTAAGATCATCTTACGATAGTTATACAACCCCACCTATAACACCATCCCAATATAATAAACCTCAGGTTATTTTAAAATCTGGAAGGTTATTGTTTGCTACTGAAGATGACCATATTTTATTTAGCTCTAATAAATCTATTAATTTAAATGCATATGATTCTATAAATTTAGATACTCCTGGCGATATTATATTAGAATCATCTAAAGTATACTTAGGAGGTAAAGATGCAACTGAAAAAGTTGTATTAGGTAATACTTTAAAAGCTCAATTAGATACTTTAATAACGGCATTAAATACTTTTGCATCTATATGTTCTTCTCAAGTTTCCCAACCTTCGGGAACACAATTAGCAGCTATTGTATCGGCTGCTGAAACTTTAAAAAATGCTTTAGGAAAAGTTAATACCTCTAATATTTTGTCGGACGATATATATACTACATAATGGTTGAAAACTTTGATCAAATAAAGAAAAGAAGGCAAGAAAAAGCAGCTCAACGCGATAAAGAAAATGCTGAGTTAGCTAGAGAGCAACAAAATTTAAAAGTTGTTGAACAATCTGTACCCGAAAATCAAAAAGCAAAAGGATCAGCTAAATTTGGTCAATTAATATTAAAATTAGGTTTAACTATATTTAATCAAATTCAACCCCAAATTTTATTATACATCAAAGATTTAGGTTTAAAAAATGCTGATAAATTAGGATCAGACCCCAAATTTCTTCAAGATGTTTTAAGTGGTAATATAGATCCTAAAACTTTATTAGATAAGTGTCCTCCTAAAGAAAAACTAGACCAAATTATTATTTTACGTAATAAATTAACAAATAGTTTAAATGGTATAGGTACTCGTTTAGATTCATTTAACTCATCATTAAACGCGATATTATCCACGTATAATATTAGTTTAACGCTAATTGAAACATTAGATATTGCAAGTAAAGTAACATCATTAGCCGCTAAATTTGTCCCAGCACCTCCTGGTATTCCAGGTATTGTTACTTCAACTTTAAATGATTTATTAACAACCAAATTATCTACATTATATACAACTGATGGATCTCCTAAATTATCTAAATTAAAAGCAATTTTTGATTCAGCCGCTATGCCTTTAACTATTACTAGCGGATATATTAAAACAGCAGTTAATTTATTAAGTTTATTAGATATTATAATTAAATTGTGTGATCCTAATGCTAATTTAATAAATGTAGATGATTCATTAACTAGTATAACAAAACAGTTAAATGCCGATAATAATGATTCTACCTATAAAGGATTTACGTTTGAAATAGAGGAAGTTCCTTTTAGCAATAATTTAATACGTAAACGAGCCCTTGGATTAAATAAAAGTGGAATTAAGTTAATTGAAACCCAATTATCCTTTACCTTAGACAATCAGGTACTAATTGAAGAATTAAAACTAATAATTGATAAAGGTAATTTAAAAGCAGACTAATAAATATTTATAATAAACAATGAAACCAACAGATTTTAAAAAAATTATTAAAGATGCAGTAAGAGAAGCTATTCAAGAAGAATTAAAAGATATTCTTTTAGAAGCTGTCCGTGCACCTAGAATGGCTCCCGTTGGAACAGGTTTTGGAACTGTAACTGAAGCCATGACCGGTACTTCTACCGCCTCACAAATTAACCAATCTAGATCACTGTACACACAAATGATGAGTGATTTTAAACCGGGAATGGAAACTATCTCAATGAATACATCTTCTCCTACTCCTCAAGGAAATTACATACCTAGTGGAGTATCTGCAGGTATTGAAGGTACACTTCATCCTGGAGAATTAGGTTTAGATCAAATTATGGGATTAATAAATACTAAATAATGGCATTCGGTGCAAAGAAAATATTTCCAATAGATCAATACTCACGTAAAGCCGTGGGTGTTGCCTTACCTTTTAATGCACCCGCTGTATTTGACTCAACTTATATTACTAAAGACGCAATTAGAAATAATCTAATTAACTATCTACTAACCAATCCCGGTGAACGACCTTTTAATCCAACTTTTGGAGCTGGAATTAGGAATTATATTTTTGAGCAAATTATTAGTGACAATTTAGATGAAATTTCATCTAGAATAGAAAGTGATATAATTAAATACTTTCCTTCAATAAAGGCAACAGTCCAAGTTACCCCTAGTTATGATTATAATACTGTTTTTGTAGATATTAATTATTCTATAATAAACACAGGTATTAGTGATAATCTAAAAATAAACTTAAATAATGGCTAATAATAAAGATATAAAATATTTTAACAGGGATTTCCAAGGTTTAAAAAACTTATTGGTTGATTACACTAAAACCTATTTTCCGGATACATACAATGATTTTTCCCCATCATCCCCGGGTACAATGTTTATGGAAATGGCGGCTTATGTGGGAGATGTATTATCTTTCTATTTAGATAACCAAATTCAAGAAACATTCATACAATATGCTAGACAATCAGAAAATATATATAGTTTAGCTTATATGTTAGGATATCGTCCTAAAGTAACTAAAGCCGCTACTGTAGATATTGATGTATATCAACAAGTTCCCTCTATTTTAGATGGAATTGTATATGTTCCTGATTATAATTACTGTTTACAATTTTCTGAAAACACACAAATTAAATCATCGGCCAATAATAGTGTATTCTTTTTAATACAAGATAATATTAATTTTGCTGTATCTAGTTCAACCGATCCTACTGAAATTACAGTATATCAAACCTCTGGTGGAAATCCTCAATATTTCTTATTAAAGAAAACAAGACAAGCAATCTCATCTCAGATTAAATCTACTAGTTTTACTTTTGGCACTCCAGAATCATTCCAAACAGTTAGTTTAACTGATGATAATATTTTACAAATTTTAGATATTACTGATTCTGATGGTAATACTTGGTATGAAGTTCCTTATTTAGGCCAAGAAATGATTTATGAAAGTATTAAAAATACTAATACTAATGATCCTAATACTTATCAAAATACAGATGCTCCTTATCTATTAAGACTAAGAAAAACACCAAGAAGATTTGTAACTCGTTTTACCTCTACAGGTAACATGCAACTTCAATTTGGCTCAGGAACCACTAGTGATGTTGATGAAGTAATTGTACCTAACTCGGATAATGTAGGTTTAGGATTACCATATAAGCAAAGTAAAATGTTTACTGCTTTTGACCCAACTAACTTTTTACAAACAGATACTTATGGTATTTCACCCGCAAATACCACGTTAACTGTAAGGTACTTAGTGGGTGGCGGGGTATCATCAAATGTTGATTCAAATACGTTAAACGCGCTAATAAACGCGAATAACGCATCATTTATACAGAATAACCTAAACCAAACTACAGCAAATTATATTTTTGGAACTATAGCACTAAATAACCAATCAGCCGCATCTGGAGGTTCAGATGGCGATACTTTAGAGGAAATTAGGCAAAACTCATTAGTTACTTTTCAATCTCAATTACGTAACGTAACTCAAGCTGATTACTTAGTAAGGACATTATCAATGCCTTCTAATTATGGATCAATTGCTAAAGCATATGCTGAGCCAGTTAAAATTGAAAATCTTCTACCAGGTGAAACTCCCTCAGTATTAGATATATATGTTTTAGGATATAATGCTGATAGTAACTTAACTACTGTTTCTGATACTGTTAAAAGCAATTTACAAACTTATTTATATGAATATAGAATGATTAATGATTCTATTCGTATTAGAGATGGTTTTGTAATTAATATTGGAGTTAATTTTGATATTATAGCATTACCTAATTTTAATAGTAAT